TTTCAGAGAAAAATCTGTTATCGTTCATTCGGACAGATTAATTGATGAATTATTTGTGTTTATATGGCACAACAATAAAGCTGAAGCAATGCAAGGATACAATGATGACCTTGCAATGAGTTTAGCGATAGGATTGTGGGTTAGAGATACTGCACTAAGATTAAATGCAGAAGGTATTGCACTACAAAAAACAGTCCTAAATAAAATGTTAGATTATGAAGCAGTTTACACCACAGATGATAATCAAAATGACGAATGGGTGATGGAAACTGGAAATACAAAAGAAGATTTAACTTGGTTAGTAAAATAATAAGAGGATAAAATGGCAGATACAACATTAAGAAGTAGATTAAGACGACTTTTTTCCACAAATGTAATCGTAAGACATGCAGGTGGTAAAAAGTTAAAAATTGCCGATACGGACAGAGTTCAAAGTGTGCAGAAAAATGGTCTTGTAGACAGATGGTCAAGACTGCATAGTAATATGACAACAGGTGGATATGGAAAATCCCAGGCAATAAGTTTTCAGTCACAACGATTAGCTTTATTTAGAGATTATGAAGAGATGGATAATGATGCAATTATATCAAGTGCACTTGACATTTATGCAGATGAATCTACAATGAAGAATGAATATGGTAAGGTATTAGATATTCAAACTGAAAATGAAAATATACATGACATTCTACATAATTTGTTTTATGATGTGTTGAACATTGAATTCAACTTATGGCCATGGGTAAGAAATATGTGTAAGTATGGAGATTTTTATCTTTATTTGGATATCAAAGAAAAATATGGAGTTACAAATGTAGTTCCACTTTCAACATATGATGTTACTCGGATTGAGGGTGAGGATCCAGAGAATCCATACTATACTCAATTTATAGTTGAAGATGGTAATTCCCGACATAGTTCTAATATGAGTGGACATAAAGAAATGGAAAATTATGAAATAGCACATTTCAGATTATTGTCAGATTCAAACTTTTTACCTTATGGTAAGGGTATGATTGAGGGTGGTCGTAAGATTTGGAAACAATTATCTCTTATGGAAGATGCTATGTTGATTCACAGAATTATGAGAGCACCTGAAAAAAGAGTTTTCAAAATTGATATTGGAAATATTCCACCTGCAGAAGTTGAAAACTTTATGCAAAAGATAATCAATAAGATGAAGAAGGCACCTGTGATTGATAATACTACAGGTGATTATAATTTAAAATATAATATCCAAAATCTTACTGAGGACTTTTTCTTACCAGTTCGAGGTGGCGATAGTGGAACTGCAATAGAGAATTTGGCCGGCCTTACTTATGAGTCAGTAGATGATATTGAATATTTGAGAAACAAATTAATGGCAGCATTAAAAGTTCCAAAGGCATTTCTTGGATATGATGAGGCAGTCGGTAGTAAAGCGACATTAGCAGCAGAGGATGTTAGGTTTGCTCGTACCATTGAAAGAGTACAAAGAATTATTGTTAGTGAATTAACAAAGATTGCAATAGTTCATTTATATTCTCAAGGATATACAGATGATGAACTTGTTGATTTTGAATTAGCATTAAAGAATCCATCAACAATATATGAAGAAGAAAAGATTGAATTATGGAATAACAAACAGAGTCTTGCTACAAGTCTAATGGACTCAAAGATAGCAGATTCAGAGTGGATTTATGATAATGTTTTTAAATTTTCAGAAGAAGAGAAGAAAGATGTTAGACTTGGATTATTAAAAGACCAAAAACGAAAGTTTAGGTGGTCACAGATTGAAAATGAAGGTAATGATCCTGTTCAAAGTGAAGAAGCAGTTGGAACACAAGGAGCTCAGGCAGGTGGTGGAGAAGGTGGAGCACCTCCCGGTGGTGGTGGACCTCCTGGAATGGGAAGAACAAGTCGAGAATTAGAAATGGATATGCCAGATGATGGTTGGCCAGGAAGTGGTCGTCCAAAAGAAGGCCCGAAACATGGAAAAGACTCAAGTATAAGGGGTCGAGATCCACTTGGAGCTCATGACAAGAGAAAGGGTGGTAGTGGAAGTCCAAAATATGGAATTGCACTGGCACATTATGACGCTTTGAAGAAAAGTTTAGGTAAAGTAGGTCGTGAAGATAGAAAAATACTCTATGAAACGACTGATGTGGAAGAAGAATATAAAAATGAAGTATCTTCATCTTTAAGTGATACTTAAACGATGAATTATTAGAAGTTTTTATATTTATAGATGAAGAAATATACTTATTTAGGAGCATAGATTATGGCCCAACGTGTAAAGCACTCGAAGATAAAGAATACGGGAATTCTGTTTGAATTATTATCCCGTCAAATTACTGTTGATGTGATGAATAATGATGACAAGAGCAAATCAGTAGAGATGCTAAAAAAATTCTTTAACGAGAGTACTGAGCTCGGTAAAGAAAATCAATTATATCAGGTTCTATTAAAAGAAAATTATAATTCGTCCCGTAAGGCAGAAAAGTTAGTCGAAGCTGTAATAAGGGCGAGAGAAAAATTACAAAATAAGAAACTCCGTACTGAAAAGTATAATCTTATTAAAGAGATTAAAGGAAATTATATTGTAGAAGATTTTTTTAGAGCACGAATTCCTAACTATAAAGTATATGCTTCTATTTATAAGAAATTTTTAGCAGAAACTACTCCTGTATTTGATCCAGTAGATGAAGTAGATAGTACTTTTTCTATCGTAGAACATATTACTCGTAATAAAACTAAACCACGTAATACAGACAGTAAAATGATTTCCGAATTTAAGAAAGAAGATAAAGATTTAAGATTACTTTCTTATCAGTTAATGGTAGATAATTTTAATGGTAAGTATAAAAATCTTAATTCTATGCAACGAAACCTGTTGAAAGAATATGTTAATAATATTTCTAACACTAATTCATTAAGAGAATTTATAAATAATGAAGTAGTAAAAATAAAACAAATTCTTAACAAAATTTCACCACGAGTTACAGATGATGTAACAAAAATTAAATTGACAGAAGCAATTAAACAAACAGATTCTTTGGCAAAAGGTAAGATTGTTAAAGACAAACAGGTTGTGTCATTAATGAGATACTATGAACTCATTAAGGAACTACATAATGTCACGAGTTAGAGAAAATTTAATTCGTAAACTTGTTAGAGAGTTAATTAAACAAGAAATTGACGAAGCAAATTCTACTGCAAGTGTAGGTGGTGAATATAGTACACCACATGCATTTGGTGGTAGTAATAAAAAGGGTAAGAAAAAAGGTAAGGCTGGTTACACTGGTGGACATGAAGATCCAACCATTGGAACAGCCAATTTTAATGCTGATGACCCGAAGTTGAGAAAAGAATCCGTAAATGAAGGTCAAAAAAGACAGGCCAGTACTATACTAAGAAAATTTGACCAAGCTTATATAAAATTCTCAAGAGAAGTTAGAGATGTAATTAAAATGATGAATAGGTCAACTGGTGAAAAAACAGACGGAAGAATTATGGATAAAGCATATTCAAAACATCTTATTCCATTTGATGACTTAATACAGAGTTGGGGTAGAGGACAACAAGAAAATCCCCATATAAATGAAGGTAGATACCACGCTTGGAGAAATGATGAGAGTTTAAGTCCTAAGCAAAAAATTGGATTGGCTATGAGAGAAACTCGTGATAATCTTAAAGAGTTAGAACGAATGGTTCAGTATAATGTTAAATTAAAGAACGAGTTGAAGGTTGATTCCAGAGATTATTGGAAAACCACTCATAATGCTTTAAGTAAAATTAGTGAGAGGTTAGTTAGATTAGCGAATAAGGTCGGTCAGCTACATTAAGTCATGCCTTTCGAAGAAAACAGAAAGTCTTATATGGACTCTTTGTTTAGTATTTCGACTTTATTAAAACGGTGGCACACAGAAATACAAAACAAAGATGTTGATAAGAACTATATGATTAAAAAGTTAAGTGCGTGGATTAAAAAACTTGAAGATTTAAGACACGACATTATGATGAGGAAAAGCTAATGAAAAAACATATATTAAAAGAGAATTATGATAGACTTTTTGGTAAGAGGGAATTTGGTGATCCACTTCCTACTTTTAAGGATGTAATGGAAACACATAAAATAAATGAACAACATGCATTATTTCCTATACGGATTGATATGAAAGTTGATTATACAGATAATGAAACCACCGAGGAAAGTTTCGTAGAAGATATTGAAAAGGCCATTCAAGGAGTGATTGATACGAGTGGTGTTAATGTTGAATGGACAGTAAACGATGATTCGATGGGTTAAATAGTGATTAAACTTAAAGATTTATTACTTGAAAGAAGTCTTTCAGACGAAATGAGAGAATTGAAACTTTATATTGACAATGATGCCAATCTATATCGTCAAAGATACATGCCGATATTGAAGAATTTGTCAAAAAAGAAGAAAAAGGGTAATTATCAGAAAGGCCTAGCTTCAAAGGCATTTATGTATTTAATTGATGATGGTGCAAAACGATACGTTAAGTCTTATGGTGGAAATCACTTAGATGTTTTCCCAAAAAGACAAAGAAAAGATTTAGCAAAAGATTATGTTGAAGAATTTGAAAGTGTTTTCAAGAATCAAGAATTTGATTTCATGAGAGAGGAGTAAAAAATGTCAAAACATACATTACAAGAAAATTATGAACGGATGTTCGGATCAATTAAAGAAGGTTGGTGGGAAAATATGAGTGATGCAGCCCAGGCCGCGTATATCGAAAAACACGGTGAAGCTCCAAATGTAGCTGGTGGTGATGACGAAGGTGGTGGTGAAAGGTTAGGACAAATAGCCCAAGAAAGAGCCGCAGCCGAACAAGAAATGGCAGATGCTGAAGAAATGGGTGATAAAAACGCATACGCAGATGCACAAGAAAAAATTGATGACTTGGATAAAGAAGAAGCTGAATTGGGTGGTAGTGGTGAACAAGAACCAGGTGGAGAAGGTGATGACGGTGCTGCTTATCCTGATGGAAATGCACCACCAGAGGTTGAACCTGAGTATATGTCAAGACCACATGAAATAGAAGAAATGATTGAAAAGTTAGAAGAATATAAAATTCATTTAAACAAATGGGCAGAAGAAGCCGCAGATAATGATGATGATGAAACTCTTGCAAAAATTCAAGCCTTAATGGATGAAAATGAGGCTAAGATTGAAGGATTAAAAAGTAAAAATTTACCCAGAGCAAAGAATTTTTATCCTGCAGGAAGAACTGGTAACGAATTAAATCAAGAAACTCTTACAATAGATGGAAAACAGTTTCGTAGAATGAGTGAAAATGTGGAACAAAAACCAAAATATGAATTTTCAGAGTTCTATAAAAGATTTAAGAAATAGGAGTAAAAAGATGGCAAGACAATTAATAGTAGATTATTTACCATTTGAAATAACAAGAGAACAAATAAATGAATCTCTTAAAGAAAATAATGGACGTTTAATCGTTCATGGTGTATTACAACGGTCCGATGCCAAAAATCAAAATGGTAGAGTATATCCACATGAGATTTTGACACGAGAATCTAACAAATACGCAGAAAACTTTGTAGTACAAAAACGTGCAATGGGAGAACTTGACCATCCTGAAAGTTCTGTAGTAAACTTACAAAATGTATCCCATAATGTAACAGAAATGCATTGGGAAGGTAAGAATTTAATTGGTTCAGTCGAAGTTCTTGGAACTCCAAGTGGAAATATACTCGGTGAATTATTCAAAGCAGGTATTAAGTTAGGTATAAGTTCTCGTGGTTTAGGTTCAGTAGAACCTATGCAAGAGGGTGATGGGCAAACAGTTCAGAGTGATTTTGAATTGATTGCATTTGACTTTGTTTCTAATCCATCCACACACGGAGCATTTATGCATCCATTAAAAGAAGGTGTTGAGAAACAACCAGAGGGTAGAACTTGTGGTAAATATTGTAAAGTGGAAAGTATCATAAATGATATTATTCGTGGAGAATAAATGTGGATAGAATACAATTAGAAACATTATTAAAAGAAAATCCAGCAGCAATGGCCGCAGTTCAACAAATGGCCGCGGTAAAACTTCAGGGTAAGGGTAAGAGAAAAGTTAAAGCCACGACAGCCTTAACGAATAAAGAACATCCTTCACACAAAAAGGCAGTTAGTATTTTCCAAAAGTTAAAAGATAAGTTTTCTAAAAAGAAAGAAGATGA